TGCTCATAACTTCCCGCTAGACTTAGCGGCTACAAAACAACTTATAGGATAATAATACAATGTGCATAGCACCCCCACAAAATACTCAAAATCAAACTATTGAATGGGTGTACCCTGATCCTCCAGAAGAACCTGCAGCACCAGCAGATACTACATCATCAGGTGGCGGAACTAATACCTCAACATCAGATGGTGGATCATCATCAGGTGGAGGCGGTTCATCAAGCTCAGGTGGAGGCGGTTCATCAAGCTCAGGCGATGACTACGATACCGGAACAAGCGGTCTAAATTAACACCACGTCCGTTCATCCTTCTTTGAAGGACGCATGAATTCACAGCATGGAACGGGGCTGTGATACTGGAGATCGTAATGACCCTCAAGTATCGTGGTGTAGAATACACAAAAAACACTAACAATTAATTTAAAAAACATGAAATCAATTGCACTAGCCCTAGCTACAATCTCATTTGCTTCAGCTCCTGCAATGGCTGGCATCTATGTTAATGCCGAGTCCAATGACGGGTACACTGGAAAAGATTATACAGGTAGAACTGTAGATCTACACGTAGGGTACGAAGGAGAAGCAGGTAAACTTAACTATTATGTTCAAGGTGGACCAGCTCTTACAGCAGTAGCTGATGTAGATGGAACAGAAACAAAACTATCTGGTAAGCTTGGAGGTACCTTCAATGTAACTCAAAAGCTTGGTGTCTATGGAGAAGTATCAGGTATCACTAATGATGAAGCTGATAATACTTACGGCACAAAACTAGGAGCCAAATTCAAATTCTAATGTCACAACAATCCAAAGAAGCAACTGCTTTCGTCACCCCTCTCTCTCCTGAGAGTCGGATAAAGAATGATAAAAAAGAAGAAGAAGAGTGGGAACCACAAAGCCTCGAGGAAGCACTCCTTGGTGAGCCAGCTGGAGACCAGTCTTACTAAATTAAATGAACTATGGGTAGCAGTATTTTTGCTGCTATCCGTTTTACTTTTAATCGAAGTATTACATACAAAATTTCACATTGAAGAATGTGTGCGAGTGTCAATGGATGACTACAGCCTTCCAAGCTAGTATACAGGAGTTCGATTCTCCTCACTCGCTTTGGCATTAGCCCCTACGGGGATACCTTTTGCCGTCTAGACGGTGGGATAGACCACAAGAAAACGATCAAAAAATTTACACGTGTAGAAAAGCAATACATTTTTTTAATTAACAATGGCTCAACAGTCAACAGTTAACCCAGCTCCAGTTACCTATGCAGGTGCTAATAATTTATCATCTGCAAATACTGACGCTAGGCGTAACTTATACCTTAAGCTCTTTAGTGGAGAGCTGTTCAAAGGTTTCCAGCGCAATACAATTGCGAGGGATTTAATCACTAAGCGTACCCTAAAGAATGGCCGCTCTTTGCAGTTCATCTTTACAGGTCGCACCAAGTCTGAATTCCATACACCTGGACAATCAATTCTAGGTAACTCGGATCAGGCACCTCCAGTAGCAGAGGTAACCATCGAATGCGATGACCTCTTAATCAGTTCTGCATTCGTGTATGAATTAGATGAGACACTTGCGCATTACGATTTACGTGGGGAAATCTCTCGTAAGATTGGTTACGCTCTAGCCGAAAACTATGACCGTAGAATCTTCCGTGCTGTTTCTAAAGCTGCACGTGCTGCTGGTCCTATCACAGCTACTAACTTCGTAGAACCCGGTGGAACACAGATTCAAGTCGGTACTTCTACAACTTCAGGAGCTGAAGCTTTCGACGCTACTAAACTCACAGATGCATTCTATGATGCCGCTGCAGCCCTAGATGAAAAGGGTGTAAGTGGTGAAGGTAGAGTAGCTGTACTATCTCCAAGACAATATTATGAACTTATCCAAGCAGTTGGTGGTTCAGGTTCTGGAGCATACCTAATTAACCGTGACGAGCAGGGTACAGCCCTTCAGTCTGGTAATGGAATCATTGAAATTGCAGGCATCAAGATCTACAAGTCAATGAACCTACCTTTCTTCGGTAAGTTTGGTACTAAGTATGGTGCTGCATCTGCAACTGCACCGGGTACAACTGATCCCGGAAATACTGGTTCATTCGTTGGTGATTCAATGGGTGATCAGGAGAACAATGCAACTCCTTCAGGTCAGAAGACAGTTAACGACTACGGTGAAGAGTCTAAGTTCGACCACTCTTGTGGTTTGATCTTCCAGAAAGAAGCCGTTGGTTGTGTAGAAGCAATCGGACCTCAGGTTCAAGTTACTTCAGGTGATGTATCCGTGATTTATCAGGGAGACGTGATTTTAGGTAGGTTGGCTATGGGAGCCGCACCTCTTAACCCTGCTGCTGCAGTGGAACTAGTGTGTGGTAAGGCTGCCTTATCTGGCAACAACGCTGCATTCTAAATATAATTTTAACCAACATATACAGGGGGTCTTCGGACCTCCTCTTTTTTTAACTATGGCTACCTCGACAATTGACACCGATACCGAACTATCCGCAGTGAACTCAATTCTGGGTAGCATTGGTCAATCACCAGTTACTTCATTGAATTTCACTAACCCTGAAGTTTCATTTATCTACAATATATTAACGGAAGTTAACAAAGATGTACAGAATGAAGGCTGGCATTTTAACACAGAATATCATGTAAAAGTAACACCTGACCCTACTACTAAACATGTAACACTACCTTCTCAAACATTGAGATACTCTTTAAATGATGGCTTACAAAATAAATCACAAGACTTAGTTGTACGTGATGGTAAGTTATATGATTTAGTAGATCATACAAATGAATTTACCAATGATTTATATTTAGATGTTGTATCGTTATACGAATTCGGAGATCTACCTAATGTATTTCAACGATATATAACTTATAGATCAGCTGTTAGAGCTGCAGCACAATTAGTTTCAAACCCTAGTTTAGTTCAATTACTGAATCAAGATGTAGCTAAAACTAGAGCTGCATGTATGGAGTATGAATGCGATCAGGGTAATCCTTCATTTTTTGGTACACCACATGACAGTTATTATAACTCTTACAAACCTTACGAAGCACTTAGGAGAACTTAATGGCAAGTGTTACACAAACAATCCCAACTTATACAGGTGGCATTTCACAGCAGCCTGATGAATTAAAAAAACCCGGACAAGTTAATACTGCTAAAAATGTAATACCTGATGTAACAGAAGGTTTAACAAAAAGACCGGGTGGTAAATTATTAGCTAGTATGTCTGACTCATCAGCATTTACTTTACCAGATGGTAGCTATGCTACTACTACATATGATCCAGACTCCCAGACAAATGGGAAATGGTTCAGTTATTATAGAGATGAAACAGAACAATACATAGGACAAATAGATAGAACAGGTAATGTTAGAGTCTGGAAGTGTTCTACTGGAGAGCCTGTACCTGTGATGTATGAAGGTGGAGCTGGTAGTTCTACTGAAACTGCCTTGAAGTTATACCTAAATCACTATGGTGATGAGGATTTACAGACACTAACACTGAATGATTATACTTATATATGCAACCGTGGTGATTATAAAAGTGATGGTACTACAGCCCATCCTAAAACCACTGTAGCTATGAAGACTCTTACAGCAGGAGAGTATAATAGTGATACGAGTGTTACTGCTGATAAGAATAAGAATGATGTTAGAGATCCAGAAGTATATATTGATTTAAAAAAAATAGCATATTCTAGTCAGTATGCAGTAGATCTATATGATAGTACAACAAGTTCTACAATTAGTACAGCAACAAGGATTAAAGTTGAACGTGATGTAGATAGTAGTAATGGTTGTACAGGTAGTAATACATTACCATCTAGTGGAAACTTACCTGATGATGGTAATAGATGTACAAACGCAGCTGGAGCCGATCAAGATAGCTATTGCCCAAATGTAGATACTAGAATATTTTCTATATCTGCAGGAGATTCAGGAGATGCTGAAGATGCTAATGGTACTGCACATACATACCCTGTAGTTAGAAGTGGAACTTCATATAGCTCAGGTGAAATGGCTAATCTATATTTCCGTATAGCTACGATAGGTCAGTCTGTTGCTCAGGGTGATAGTCAAGCTAACCCAGATTATCATTGCAGATATACTACAACTCACGATTTACTATATGGTGGAGAAGGTTGGGAGACTGGAGATTACTTTGATGTCTGGATGAAGAATGCTAGATATAGAATAACTATAATGGATCATAGTGTATCTAAGATTCAAGCTACTATGAATAGCCAAGCTGGATCTGGAGCTATTAGACCATTACCTACTCCATTCGATAATGAAACTACTATCACTGCTGAGAGTATCTTAGGTGATATGAGGACTATTATTGAAGGCTATAATAATGGTATAACATCATCCGAAACACAACAGATAGGTACAGGTTTATATCTTACTAACGGCACTTCGTTTAATGTATCTACACCTAATGGTGATTTACTAAATGTATTTGCTCAAAATGTTAATACTATAGAAGACTTGCCACAGCAATGTAAGCATGGATATGTAGTAAAAGTAAAGAATAGTGATGCTGATGAAGATGATTACTTTGTTAAATTTATAGGAGAGAATGGTAGAGATGGATCTGGAGTATGGGAAGAATGCCCAGAACCGGGAAGGAAAATAAACTTTGATGAAGAAACTATGCCTGTTCAAATGGTAAGGCATATTGATGATAGCAGCGGAACAAGAACTGGTACAGCTAATGCTATCTATTTTAGGGTTGGTTATCCTACATGGGATAAGTGTCAAACTGGTGATACTATAACTAATCCTGAGCCAACATTTGTTGGAAAAAAAATTTCACAGATTGTTTTCTTCCGTAATAGATTTTGCATGTTGGCTGGTACAAATGTTGTCATGTCAAGACCCGGAGATTACTGGAATTTTTGGAACAAATCTGCGATCACGTATTCAAACACTGATCCTATAGATTTGTCTATTAGTTCTAAATTTCCCTCTACAATATATGATGCCATTGGAGTCAGTAGCGGTCTAGTATTATTCACTAAAAATGAGCAATTTATGCTTACTACAGATAGTGATATATTGAACCCAACTACAGCTAAAATTAACTCTATAGCAGACTATAATTTCAATTATAAAACTAATCCTGTTTCACTTGGTACATCTATAGGTTTCCTAGATAACGCTGGTAAATATACTAGATTCTTTGAGATGGCTGGTATCAGAAGAGAAGGAGAACCTAAAGTTGTTGAACAAAGTAAGGTAGTGAGTAAACTCTTTGATGCTGAATTAGATAATATATCTGCATCTAGGGAGAACGCTGTCATCTTCTTTAATGAGAAAAATAAATCTACTATATATGGTTTCAGATATTTCAATGCTGCTGAGAAACGACAACAACAAGCATGGTTTACATGGGAGTTAAGCGGTAATGTACAGTATCATTGTATGCTAGATGATTCATTCTACGCTGTTATCCGTAATGGTAGTAAGGATGTCATGCAGAAATTTGACCTAAAAATGTTAAGCGATTCACGTTCTGTAACGGACGATATGAATACTGCTGATACTGAAGATGATATAGTATATAGAGTACATTTAGATAATAGTTATATACAAGCCTCATCAGGAGTCTCTTATAGTGCCACAACAAATAAAACTACTTTTAGTTTACCTACAGGATTCAATAATAGCTCTGGTCAACTAGCTGTATATGTAATACCGTCAGCTAGTGATGATACATTTCAAGGA